TACCTAACATACCTTGTATATGAATATCTTGTGCGATTGCGACAAATTGAACGAATTTATCTGCGTCTACGTTGCCGTTTAGTGCCGTAAAGCGTTTAATATCTGTATTTGTAACGAGCAGAGCCTTTGCCATAGTATTTTATTTATTATAGTAACCTCTATCAGGCATATTAATTGGTTTCGTAGCAACAAGTGAATCATTCTTAATTACATAGCCGTATTTTGCTGCCTTACTTACCGCTATTGTAGAAGCTAAAGGTGAACGAACATCTATACCTGTGCCTTCAAAAGCTACATATATTTGTTTTCTCCAACTATGGTGACAATTCGGCCCACCTTTGTATAACCAAATGTCATAAGTAGCAGCACCGTCAATACCAAAACCTGGATTTACTGACTGACCTTTCATTCTTAAAATATCTTCTTTACGATAAATCTTATCTGCCTTTTGAATATTAGTACAAAAGTCACGGCTTTGATTTGACTTACCACCGCCTTTACCACTATACTTGTAACGTGTTATAAATTTAATGCCGTCTATTATTTCGTCTTGTGAACTTTTTGCGTTAGGAAAAGCCGTACCACTACTTACAAGGTTTATTAACCTGTCTTTTAAACTTAACTTCGTTTTTATGTCGCTTGAAAGTAAAGTGTTTTCGTCTTCGTCTGTGTCGTAGTCAACTTCAAATTCATCAATAAGCAACCAATCTTCTTTAGGTGTTTCACCAAGTTCTATAAGTTCTTTACCAGCATATTCACCACTTAATTCTAAACCTGTTTCTTCTTGTACTTGTTCTTCTGTAGCTGCGTTTTCTAAATCGGTAAATTCTAAAGGTTTTAACGTCCTAAAAAACAAATTAAGGCTAACACCATTAAAAGCTAAAATATGTTCGAAGGCATCAAGTAGAAGTTCTTGAAAAGGTAAAATACAAAGGTTGTTAAATAGAACAAAACTGTCTTTTAATTCGTCACTATTTGAACTAAAGCCATTACTACTCGCGATACCAAAAAGTAAAGGTGAAGTAACATTGTGGCTTAACATTATTTTTCTTAAACATTCTTCTGCCAAAGTAGAATATAAGTCTGGTGCGTCATTTACTGGCATCGCGTCTACTGTCGTTCTTGATTCGGCATTGTTGTTAAAAGCAACTATCAATTTTTCACCATAAGTACCTGTCAACTGATTTAGAACTTTAGACTTTATCATATGTTGTTGTTCTTCACTTGGTACACCATTGTTAAAGTTTACTACCGTTCTGCCACTAAAGCCGTTGTTTACCTCGTTAATTAAGTATTTGCTTACGTCTTCTTCTAATTGTGCATAAGGTAAACCACCATAGTAATCAACTAAAGAATAATATTTTTGACCTACTGAATAAGGTTTTATAAAGTAAATTTCTATAGCTTCATTAGAACAACCGAAAGCTGGTATTCTTTTAGGCTTAAACTTTTTAGTGTCTTGCCAATTATCACAATAATAATAGCCTTCGACCTTGCCGTCTTCATTACACTTTTCGGCACGTAATAACTGAACTGGTACGTGTTCTACTTGTGCTATTTTTTTTCTGTCTTTCGTGTATATGACTTGTACTGCACATTGTCCTAACATCTTTAAGTCACAGGCTAACTTACGAACACAATCATTATGAAACAAAGCTTTCATTTGTGCGTATTCTGACGGCTTTCTTGACGCGTCTGTAGCACTTAAACCTTTACCGTATATTAAACGGCTTACGTTGTTTATAATTGCGTTATTCGTTGTACTATTCGTGTATCTGTCGATTAAGAATTGGTAAAAATTGTTGTCTTCACCGTATTCGATATACATTTCACGCGTTGCTTCCTTAATAACAGGTGCTTCGTAGTGGCTTAATTCTAATAAGTGTATATTATTACTCATAAATAATAAATTCGTTGTTTGACGCTTGACTAACAAATTCGCCATTGTTTATAGAATACGTTGCAACTGGTTGGTTTGTGCAAAATATTCTGTCTTTGTGTACTATGTCAGTACCGTTTTTTAGTTCAAGTTTGTAGAAGTGATTTTGTTTAATATCAAAAGTAGCACTTATAGTATCTACATAGTCACCTTGTGTGCTTGAAGCTATAGTTACGGTTGTTGTAGTATTCGTGTTTTCGTCAGTTATATACATAGAATCGTAAGTCTGGCTTCTTGGTATAAAGGTAAAAGTTTGTTCACTTGCCGATTCTTGTAGTATTATCATATATATATAACTTAAAAAGTGTGAATCTGTTTTTATTTTAAATAGAAAAGGCGCTCCGAAAAGCGCCAAATCATTATGAAAGGAATATAAGAAAGAATCTTAATTAAGCAGTACCGTCATTAATAACTGCATCAGTACCAGCACCGTCTGCAAAAGCCGTAGCAAGTAAAGCTTCTGTTGCTACATTAATAAAGTTAGCTGGCATTTCTTCTTGTGCAGTAAACGTCAACGAGTAACCGTTGAAGTCACCTAATGCAGCACCTGTTGAAATTTCACCAGCAGAAACGTCTGCACCTTGGTCTAATCCCATTAAGAAAAATTGGTCAGTCATAGTTCTAACAATTATTCTTGGTCTACCATAAGCCAACAACTTCACGTTTTTGTGTGTAGCGAAATCTTGTCTTTTAAGGTTAGCTACTAAAGTTTGTTCAAAGAAAGTAGTACCATTGTCACGGCTTGAATTGATTGCAGTCGTAAAAGAATTTGCAGTAGATTTCAATTCGTACTTATACAAAGTTATTGCTGAAGCTGGTTGCCACGAATCAATAACGTCTGTGTCAGTAGCGTTGTAAGTAACGTTGTCACTATCTAAATCGTCAAAGTTCGCGAAATAAATTGCTTTTAACCCACTTACGGAATCTTTGCATTGTTCGATACGACCTGAAGTAATATCACAAGACATATTTTAAAGTTTTATGAACAAAAAAAGGAGAAGGCATTTTACCTCCTCCTTACTTCGTTCTGGTTAATATTATGAATAAAGAACTACGTCAGCACCTACTCCGATTTGCGCACCAGCAGCAAGACGCATAATAACTCTTACGTTATCAGAACCGTCATATTGAGATACGTCAATCACTCTTGCTTCTTGGTGGTCACTTAATAGTGAAGTACCGAAGAACAAGTTAGAAGATTGTGCAGCCATAGCCGTGTTAGCAGCAAGACCTTCAGCCAAAAATAAAGGAATACCGTCGAAAGACAAAGCAGCACCTTTACCGTACCACATTAAACCTTTATTGTCAATACCATTTGCACCTACGTCAGTAGCAAAACCTCCCATAGCGCGCACAAAAGCCGCCATAATATTTCTTGAAACATAGATACGAGTATCTTCTTTAGCATAGATATTCGTGTTTGCATTTACGGAGTCAATAATTTTACCAAGCTCGTCAATTACGTTAGTAGCGGTTACAGTTGTACCAACTACGTCGTTTACAGTTGCGTCAGCGGTTGCTAAAGTAACAAGTCCGTCGAACTGTCCAGCCGTTAAAGTAGCACCTCTCCATAAAGCGATTTCAATTTCTTGTGCAACTTTAGAAGCAGCATAAGCTAAAAGATAATCTTCAAAAGATTTTGGTAACTCGTCAAAAGATGAAAAGCCCATTTCGGCAGCTTGCCAATTTGAGTGAAATTGTGATTTACAAAGTTGCATATTAACTTGAAAGTCTTCTACAGAAAGAACTTTTTCAGTCAACGTAACGGTAGAACCGTCAGTTTGAAAGTCACAAGTTGCATCAGCCAATAAAGCTGAAGTTGTTAAGTTTTGTAGTACTTCTTTGTACTTAATGTTTGGCATTACAGTAACGCCACCTTGGTCGATTGTGGGTGCAGATAAAAGAGCCGCAGATATGTATTTTCCTGCGAAATTTCCGTTATAACTACTTCCCGTGATTGTAGGCTCAGCCATAATTAAAAAATATTAGTTGTTAAAAAATTTATTTACTTGTTTATTCTTGCTAAAACTTTGTCCATTATATTACGTGGTCTGTTTTTAGCAAAATTATATTTGTCTTTGTTTTCTTTGTTTTCTGGGTTGTAAGAAATAGGCTTTGCAGCTGGTTCTTCACTTGAAAGTTCTACTTCGGCAACTTCTTCTACTTCAGTAGTTGTTACTTCTTCGTTTGTAGCTTCTACAGTAGTTTCTTCAACAACTTTTTCATTCGTGTTTTCGTCACTACTTAAGGTTTCAAGTTTAGCTTTTAGTTCTGCATTTTCTTTTTTCAAGTTTTCTATTTCAGTAAAGAAAGTTTCTTTTACAATACTTTCAACCGTCTTTTTAATTGGTCTTGATTCTTCAGCCATTTCTTCTTCTTTTTCTTCGTCTTTTTTAGCTTCTTCTTCAACAACTTCTTCTTCTACTTCTTCTTCTTTAGCTTTGATTTCAGAAATTAAACCTTCTTCAGTAACTACTAAAACTTCTTCGCCACCTTCCATTACGTATTCGCCTACAGGTAGTGGTATCATTTGTTCGTCTTCTGTTACAATCATAACTTCATTATCAGGCTCAAATGCGTCTGCTTCTATAACGGTAACACCGTCTTCTAATTTACGTTGTTCAAGTTTTACTTCCATTCCAAGAAGTTCTTTTACTTTGTTGAGTATAGCTTTATTATTCATAATTTATTTATTATTCGTGTTTATTACAATCTCATAGTGACTACAGACTTAACACCTTTTGCGTCACTTTTACTTACTAATTCTTTTAAAATGTCGTTATACAATTTGAATGCGTCACTATTTTTTGGGTTTAAACCTAAATCTTTTGCAGCTTTTTCAAATTCTTTATATAACCTTTCTGCTTTTGATTCTAAATCGTCTGCTTTTTTGTCAATTTCTTCTTGTTTTGAAACTACTTGTAAAGCATTCTTATTTATTATACCAGCTTCTGTTATATTTTTTTTAGATTGTTCATTAAATAATTTTGAAGCATTGTATAAAGCTTTCATATCCTCAACAAGACCAAGATTAATTTTTTCTGAAGCAAGATTAACTTCTTTCTTTTCTTCTTGTGAAAGTTTGTTAATTACGTTTTTAAGAATATTCATATCTATATAACTTTAAATTAATCTTTGTAAACTTTGTCTATAATCTTCATAATCTTTTGACTCCGCTACCGCAATTTTCATTTCTCGTAATTCTGGCAATGCATCTACGTTAATACCTAAATCTTTTGCAGTTTTTTCAAGTTTAGAAATTAAACTTTTCATTTCATTTGTCGCTTTTAAAGCTTGGTCAATATTACTTATAGCTGCACGCGCTTCACTTGATACCTTTTTTATATGACTATTTGCCGTGTCAGTTTTACCGTAATACACTTTATTTAATTTTTCTGCGTCTTGTTTTAAACCAAGTTCAACTTTTTCTGAAGCAAGATTAACTTCTTTCTTTTCTTCTTGTGAAAGTTTGTTAATTACGTTTTTAAGAATATTCATATCTATATAACTTTAGTTTGAATTGTTTGTTGCATTTTCGTGTTTATGTAGAAGCTAAACAAGTGTCACAATCGGCATACAAGTCTACACTTTGAAGTAATAAACCAGCACCACCACCTTCACTTATAATTGTATAACAACCGTTATGGTGACTATTAGCAAAACTTAAATAGTATACGTTGTTTATTACTAAACTACTACCGTCTATATGTACGTGGTGTTTATGTCCGTTGTCGCATCGTTCTACTAAATACCTATTTGCACTTTCTGGTATTACACGACCTGTTGTTGAACCATAACCTTGTGCCCATATAGAACCGTCACAACACTTTGTTGAGTATGTTCCGTCTTTACATAGGCAAGCACGATTGCCACCAAGTACACCTGTTTTACTTGTTTTCAATTATTCGTGTTTATTTTAAATATTCCGATTTTGAAATACTAATAATTTTTTTTAATGTTTTGTATTGACTTACACCGTCAGGTGACAATCCTAAATCTTTTGCAAGTTTTTCAAATTGACCTAAAACATTTTCACTTTCTTTTACAAAAACGTTTAAGGTGTTTTCTGCATCTTCTTGTTGTTGTTTCCACTTATTTACATTTACATAAATTTTATCTAATTTGTTTTGCACCGATACCAAAGATTTTGTTTTAGTATCTAATTCTTTTATGTTAGACAATTCTACTCTTTCACTTGCAAGTTTAGTCATTACCTTGTCAGTAATTTCTTTTTCGATTTGTTCTCTTAAATTCATTTTAATAATTCTTTAAGTTTGTTTATTGTTTCTTGTCTTTTGGCTTCTTGCATACTCATATCAAGTTTGTCGGCAAAATAGCCTTCAATACTAAAGCCTTTTACTTCGCCATTCTTCGCCTTTTCGTAGATTTCTTCGTTGTCTACTTTCATACTAACCATCCAAGTACCTTCT